GTAGTCCTTTTGGGTCAAATCATTAATTATGTTAACGATTGCCGAATTGTCGATTGCTTCAATGTCAAAATTGAATAGATCAATCTCAGCCTCTTGGACCTGACCAAAATCTTCGGTAGTGTAGATCTTTTTGTACTTAGTCATTTGCTTTGGCATTATCAGGATTACTTTACGTTTGCTGCTTTCAAGCAACTGGGTTAAGTCCTTGTCTACTGACCAAATACAAATATCTTCTTTTAGATTTTCGCAAATATAGGCAATTAAATCATCACCTTCCGCTCCAGGAACCCGGTTAACAACAATTCCGTATTCTTCAGAAATTGTGTTCAAGATTTCAGTTTGGAAGTATTCAAAAAAGAGATAGATTTTATCGTCATACTTACGTTGACCTTTATAAGAGAAGTCTCCCTCGCCATGAGCTTCAAAGTGGTCCTTGATGTATTTCTTTCTCCAACTCTTAGAGTCAAATACAAAAAATACAGAACTGATATTTTCCTTAAAAGGAGCGAGAATACTTCCAAGGTAGTTTACTGAAAAAGCCCTGAAAGTATCCTTACTTGCCTGTTTAAGCATGAATTTGTCATCGTTTAACAGATCAGAGACGTAATACTTTTCGCCCACTCGCTTGTCATTAGCTAAGATGTTCTTGGCTATGCTAACCGCTACGTTAAGAAAGGCATTTCCGTCAATGATTAAATTCATGTTAGTTTTATTTAGATTGTTCTACATTAGGTTGAGGTTTGCTCAACGTTTTAATAGCTTTTGCAATTAACTCAGCTTCGTCTAAGTTAAATATTCCTTTTGCTTGACAGTGATTAGCTGATGAAACTAGCACAAGGACTGCATGCTCTGGAGTTAAGTTTGCCAAGAATTTTTCGTAATCTGCTTGGTCTGTGTAACTTATCGAAGACAGTAGAGTTGCAATGGGTTGCGGTGTCTCAGCCTGTGGAGTTTCAACTGTATTAGCTGTTTCTGAATTGGTGTTTTTCTTATTTGCCATGTTATTTGGATATTTTTATAGGTCTGCGAATAAATCGTCTAGGTCATCAGATTTAGCTGGAGCTGATTTAGCTGGAGAAGCTTTTGCAGCCGGAGCAGGTGCACTTGTGAAATCATCATCAAGGTCAATTGACATTGCACTAGATTTTGAAGCTGGTGCTGGAGAGAATTCAATATCTTCTCCCATTGGAGCTTGTGAACGATTTACTGGTTTTGAGTTGGTGAAGTGCTTCTTCATTCTCTCGTCCTTTGTATTTGAAACCAAGTTATCAATGATTTGCTTGTAAGGAACGATTGCTTTAATGTAGTCTGCAACCTTTTCATACTCATTTTCAGTCCATTCTTTTAAAAAGTACTGGCTCATGTCTGGCGAATTCTTTTTGAAGTATTCACTAGTGAATTGCATTACCTTAGGATCATTAGAAACTGGAATTTCTTTTCCTGCATGAGTAATGATTAACGGGCTAACTTCATTCATGAATTTACTTGAGCTAAAATCTCTCCATGCTTTAGTTTTACGCTTAATAACCAATACGAAATCCTTACCTTGAGTAAGTGAGAATGGATTGATTTTTTGAGTCGTTACTAATTCAGATTCTGGATTGATTTCTTGTTGAATCAAGTTATCAATTGTGTAACCGTAAGAGTACACTTTGATTTGACCTTCTAAGTTAGGGAACTGAGGATCTTTCTTGATGTAAACGCAAGAGTAGTAGTTGTAATAACGATTGAAGTACTTTTGGATTTCCTCAACGATTTGAGGTTCCTCATTTTTCAAACGTTTCAACTCTAGATCTAAAGTCCAAAGAATTGATGAGGCTCCCGTAGTTGAAGGGCAATCCACATACAATTTCTCATTGGTTAGAGGGTTGATAAGTTTAGCAGCATACTTCTTGTAGCGGCTTTTAGACGGATCCGTTACCCATGGGATAAAACGAATTACCGATTTGTAAATACCGTTCTGACCTTGGTCTGGACCGGGATTGTACATGTTCTCGTCGACTTTACGAGCAGCAGATGATGATTTTCCTGAGAAATCATCGAGATTGAGATTGAATAGATCTTCCATGTTCAAAAATGATTTTTAATTTATAAAATTGTACTAAAAAACCGTAAGTAGTTTCAAAAAATAAGGGCGAGTTTTTTAGACTCGCCCTTTAAAGTGAACTTTTTATTGAGAGATTAAGCTGCAGGCTCGTTAGTCTTTGCTTCCTGAACGTGTGTTCTGCCGGCTTGACAAACTGCTTTAATATCTTGCAAAAGTTTACGAGTTCTAGTTCCAGCAGATTTATTGCCCTTTTCATAGAACTTTACAGTTTCGTTTTCAAGTTGAGAAACTGCTTCTTTTAATTCAGTTAACCATTGTGGTGTCATAATTTCAAAGATTTTTTTATCTTATATAGTAAAGCTTCACCCGGTTTTAAATATTAATAAACTTTGTTGGAAAATTTGGCACCTGGGTAAACCTGGTTTGCGAATTTTATCCAGGTTTTAATGACCTTATTGAACTCGTTGTCAGTTATTAAACCTGACTTAATAAAAGGCTTTAAATAAATTTCAAATTCTTGGTCGAGTGGAATTCTCTTTCTAACGGCAGCTGCATACATTCCAGCAACCATTGCTGGAATTTCGTCAGCTAATAAAAAATATTTGTATGAAGTTTCAGCCTGTGACCTAACATTATTTGGGGTTTTAATTATGTGGCCGACTCGGCGATTGCGACCTTTCTGAAGTAGATGCTCAATTTCGTGCCTAACGTACTCAACGAGTTTATGACCAAGTGTCTCATAGCTTAGAGGCTCAGCGTCTGGACTAATATAGAGAACTAACTCTAACTCAGGATCCTCATTTTCCGAAGCTTTTGGAATGTACGCATTTGCATCTAGTGCAAAACCATTATCTTCAAAATTCAAAACTTCCCAAGGTAGAGTTTTAAAATGAGTAGAGTTCTGTGGATTAAATTGAACGACTCGTTTAACGATAAAATTTAGACTAAACTCAAGTGGATCAGAATACGTCAATTCCTGATGAATTGCTTTTCCTGGCTTGGTGCCAGCAGTAGTTTTAACGATTGAAAAAAGATCTTGAGCAATTACAAGCGACAGAGAATCGAACTTTGATTCGTATATGAAGTTTTTGAACTGCTTTATCATTTGGATGTTATAAAAATTAGGTCAAGCTTAGCAGTTGATGGGATTTGCTTAGTATCGTAATCTACGTCAACATCGCCACGGTCCTTACCTAGTTTATTTGAAGTTGCTGCCGTTTTTAATTTATCGAATAGAGTTTTCTCGATAGGTTTTTTACCGCTCACAGCTTGAGAAAGATCGTCTTTGTTTGCGTCTAATTTAGAATCGGTGATCCATTTATCTAGATCAGCCTGATTAATTTCATATTCTTTGTATCTTTTAACTCCGCCGCCATCCGCGTACTTAGAGTGCCAAGGTTTAGCAGAGTCTAAAAATACGACTTTAAATACGGATTGCTCAGCGGTTGGAGCTGGAGCATTTGGGTCCGGTGGTAAAGTTGCACCAGCTAATGGGTCTGGCAGCGGTGCTCCTCCAAAGTCCATTGGTGGTGGAGCTGATGCTAGCGGATCTGCAGATGGAGCAGGCTCTGCTGCAGGTTCAGGAGCTGGAGCAGCCTCGTCAGCTTCTAATAGCAGCTTAAATTGGTTAAATGATAGTATTTCCATGATAGTATTATTTATAAACCAAAAATGGGGACACAAGGCCCCCATTTAGTTGAAATTAAGTTTAGATTATGACCCGCAAGCTAGACAGTCATCCTTGTTATCAAGAGAACATGTTATATCATTTAAGTTCTGTAAAGTATCGTCTTGAGCAATCTGGATGACAGGTTGTGATTTGGTAGAGGCGTCTACACCTAGTCCAGCAATTGCTGAAGTAGCAGCTTCAGTTCTTAAATAATACATTCCAGTCTTAAGACCTCTTTTCCAAGAATGGAAGTGAGCTGATGTCAATTTGGCAGTATTAACATCTCTAAAAAAGAGATTAAGTGACTGAGATTGACAAATGAATTTACCTCGGTCAGCTGACATATCAATGATGGTCTTTTGAGATATTTCCCAAACCGTTTTATAAATTAGCTTAAGTTCGTCCGGAATATTAGGAATATTTTGAATTGATCCCTTTTCTACGATGATACGGTTTCTCATTGAATCTGACCAAAGGCCAAGTTCAGCAAGGTCTCTAACTAGGTGTTTATTAACGGTGATGAATTCGCCAGCTAAAGTTCTACGAGTTCCGATATTTGAGGTAAATGCCTCAAATGCTTCATTATTACCCATGATTTGAGCGGTTGATGCGGTTGGCATTGGTGCAAGCAATAGGGAATTTCTAGCGCCGTGCTTCATTAACTTTTTACGCAAAGCTGCCCAATCCCAGCGGCCTGACAATTGATCATCAGTAAAGCCCCATAAATTGAATTGAAATTGGCCAGCACTTAATGGAGAACCTTCATACGAAGAATACACTCCATCTTTTTTAGCTAGGTCGATTGAGGCGTCCATTGCTGCATAATAAATGGTTTCATGGATTTCCTCATTCAATTTTTTAGACTCTTCATTTCCAAATTCTAATCCCATTAGAGCAAACGTATCTGCTAAACCTTGAACGCCTATTCCAATTGGACGGTGTTTTAGATTAGAGTTTTTAGTCTCAGGGGTTGGATAAAAATTGATGTCAATTACCTTGTTTAAGTTAAGCGTAGTTTGATACGCAACTTCGTATAGAGCATTATAATTGTATTCAGCAGTAGGCTTTCTTAATTTACCATCTTTCTTACCTAAGATAACAAATTGATTTACTGGAATTGAGGCTAAGTTACAAACAGCCTGTTCATCCTTTGACGTATACTCAATAATCTCTGTACATAAGTTAGAAGATTTAATTGTGCCTAAATTCTTTTGATTAGACTTACGGTTTGCAGAATCCTTAAAAAGAATGTATGGTGTGCCTGTTTCAATTTGAGACTCTAGAATTTTTTGCCATAGTACACGAGCTTTAAAGGTTCTACGACCCTTACCCTCTGCTTCAAGGCGAACATAATTACTTTCGAAGTCTTCTCCATACATTTCCCAAAGTTCACAGTCAATTTCGGCTGGGCAGAAAGTTGTCCAATCGCCATCCTCTTCAACACGTTTCATGAATAGATCAGGAGTCCACATTGCTAAGAAAAGATCTCTTGCTCTGCGCTCTTCCTTACCGTGGTTTTTTCTAAGGTCAAGAAAATCTTCAACATCATCATGCCATGGTTCTAAATAAACCGCAAATGAACCTTTACGTTTTCCACCGCCCTGATCAACGTATCTAGCAGTTTCATTGTAAACCTTTAACATTGGAACTATTCCATTTGAGGTACCATTCGTGCCTTTAATATACGAGCCGGTTGCTCTAATGTTCGAGACAGCTATACCAATACCACCAGCATTTTGAGAAATGGCAGCAACATCAGAAAGAGTTTTATAGATTCCAGAAATAGAATCTTCGTTCATCATTAATAAGAAGCACGAAGAAAGTTGAGGTCTTCTTGTTCCAGCATTGAATAGAGTTGGTGTTGCATGGGTCATTTGATGAGTTGACAATAATTCATAAGTTTTTAGAACTTGCTGAATGTCCATTCCCCAAATACCAACAGCAACTCTCATGTAAAGGTGCTGAGGAGTTTCAGCAGGCTGGCCGTGAGTTTTTAATAGATAACTTTTTTCAAGAGTTTTAAACCCAAAATAGTCAAAATTAAGATCCCTATCATGAATGATTGCTTCATTCAGTGTGTTCTTGTACTTTTGAACAGCCTCATACGTTTCATCTGAAATAATGCAAGCGTTCTTACCAGTTTTTGGATCTATGTAATTGTATAAGTGATCGATTGTATCACTAAACGATTTATGTGTAGTTTTATGTAATCGAGTTATCGCAATTCTTGCTGCAAGAATTGAATAGTCTGGATGCATGTAAGCCAATGCCGCTGCTGTTTCTGCTGCTAACAGATCAAGCTGTTGGGTGTTTATTCCATCGTAGATTCCGGACACTACTTTAGTTGCAACCTCTAAGGCATCAACGTATTCAGTATTTAATCCGTATGTTTGTTTTTTAATTCGATTTGTGATTTTATCAAGCTTTAGCGTTTCACTATGGCCATCTCTTTTTATTACCTTCATTTATTTAGTTTTTGCTGTTTTTTAAAAATCTGCGTCTAATGAAAATCCTGCGTCTCCTCCAGATTTAACTCCAGCTTTTTGGTATTCGCCAACTCTCTTTTCAAAGAAATTAGTTTTACCATTTAGTGCAATGTTAACCATGAAATCAAACGGATTGGTTGAATTAAAAACTTTTGCGCAACCTAAATCAGATAGTAATCTATCGCTAACAAATTCCAAGTATTGTTTCATTAAGTCCGAATTCATGCCTATTAATTTAACAGGAAGAGCCTCTGTAATGTATTCCTTTTCAATTTCTAGGGCCGATAATATTATTTCTTTTATTCTTTCTTCTGAAACTTTATTAACTACATGGTTGTTGTGTAGGTGGACTGCAAAGTCGGTATGAGAACCTTCATCTCGTGAAATAAGTTCATTAGAAAAACTTAGTCCTGGCATGAGGCCTCTTTTCTTAAGCCAAAAAATAGAACAGAATGAACCTGAGAAGAATATACCTTCAACCGCCGCAAATGCAATTAGCCTCTCTTGAAATGTAGAGTTCTTGATCCATCTAAGGGCCCATTCGGCCTTCTTTGCAACAGCTGGGATAGTATCAACCGCTCTAAATAGATGCATTTTTTCTTCTGGGTCGGTGATGTACGTATCAATTAGAAGAGAATATGTTTCAGAATGAATGTTTTCCATCATGATCTGAAATCCATAAAAGAATTTTGCTTCTGGGTACTGGACCTCCTTAACGAAGTTCTCGGCAAGATTCTCATTAACAATGCCGTCGCTTGCGGCAAAAAATGCCAATACATGTTTAACGAAATGACGCTCGTCATCGTTTAATCGAGATCGCCAGTCAACTAGGTCAGCAGCTAGATCAATCTCCTCAGCTGTCCAGAATGAAGCTTCTGATTTTTTGTAAAATTCCCACAAGTCATGGTGCTGAATTGGGAAGACAACGAATCGATTTGGATTCTCTTGTAAAATAGGTTCCATCATGTTCTTTATTATTAGGTTAAGTGTAAAATGCGATGTATAGTTCGAGTTATGGTGTTGTGTGCTTGGTTAAAAGAAACTAGTGTGTTTAAATGATTAACCTAAAAGCATCAAACATAAAAAATGGTATTTTATTATTCGATCTCTACATCTAAGTTATTTATTCGAATATAAAATACCACTCTTTGCGGTTTTCGGTTTAAATAAAGTCAAACTTTAATTGTTTCCTGATCGCATCAACTCGGTGAACTTTAATTTGACCTTGGTCATTAATTCTAAATCGACCTTTTAGGTGATTCACATCCGTGTGAAATATTTTGTCTGAATCTGGCATTTGAATTGCCAAGTTAAAGTTTTGTTTATTTAGAGTGAATTCTAAGGTTTGACCTTCAATTGAATCCTTTAGGCTTTGCCAGACAAGTTGGTCTTCTCCTATTTTTTCAGGAGAATCGGTTAGAATTATTCTAGGTTCTCCCTTTTTAAGAACGATATCCTTGACGTAGAAGTCTATTTGATCGCCTGATTTATAGTTTCGACTAACTTCTTCGTAATTGGCAAATTCAGTTTTATGTAATAAGCCAGTGAAGTAGTTTTGGAATTCAATGAACATTCCAAAGTCATAAGGTTTGTTAGTTAGAATACCTGTGTATTTTTCACCGAATTTAAGTTCATGAACTCTTTGCGGTAACGTCTGCTTAATATATTTCTTGTAAGAAACAATGAATAATTCATTGGCTTCATCATAGTTCTCAATCATTACTGGAATTTCCTTGTTCAAGTACTCGTTGAAGTCTCTAATTACATTAGCTGCCGCATGAGATCCAGGTAAGAAGCATTTAACTGTGCCTTTATAAAGAGCAAGGTAACCTCCTTTAACTAAGTTAGTTACTTTAACGTAGAACCATTTTTCAGTCTTATGGAATTCTTCAAGATCATCACGATACGTTAATGCTGCACAACGTTTTTCAGAACCTAAGTAGTCGCCATCGTCTACTTTATAGATAACGATCTTAAAGCTGGTGCTTATTTCATTGTGGACTAGTAATGATGGTTCTTCGGTAAATTCTCTAAATGGAATGAAGATTGTAGATAGAGTTGCATCGTCTTGAGCTTCAATCATTTTATTATTGAAGTCAACTCTTTTTGCAGTTACTTTACAAACACGGCCGACTTCAAAGTCCTTATTTGCAGGTGGTATGAGAGTACCGGATGAATAGTAAAGATTGTAAAGTTCTTGAGCGTAAGGTTCATTACAAAAGATTCGTACTCCCGCTTTTTTGTCCGCTGGAGTTAGTTTGATTCTATGATTAATTTTGTTATTGCCTTGGCTAAATAATAAATCAAAATCAATAACTTCTTGAGCGTTTTGGGTTTTTTGCATATATGTTATATTAGTGAGATTAACTACTTAATTATACACAGAAACCTCTTCAGGTTTTAAAAATTAATGAATTCCAGGATCTGAAGTAATCATCCTAACTCCGGTGAATATGCCTGGCATTTTTGTTGCAAATATTAGGCTACCGGTTGAGGTTAGACTGGATCTCCAGGCTATTTCATCTAAAAAAATTGCAAATAGTGGATTCTTATGAGTCAGTCTTTCCCATGGTGGAAGATCATCCTGATTAACAAATGGGTTTGCTGCAATTCTAGCAATCTTGACTCCAGGTTTACTTGCAAAGGCCGGAGCTAGAATTGCAAGAAGATATGCAGTTTCTTTTAGAATAGGTTCAGTTGCAGTTACTACTGGTACATACGCGGCTCTAATTAAGTTAATTGCTTCAAGATTCATGATTCGAGTCTTAGCTGAGTTTGGAATTTGAAGTTGTAGAGCTAGGGTAAGTAGTTTAATTGGTAGAATGAATGGATTTGATGACTCAATAATATTAAGGGATAGGTCTTTGAAACTTTGCGCAATATTCAAAACAGGCACAACAATATTTTTAAGAGGTTCTAGGATTCCATCAATAGCGGCAAATAACAAGCCTCTAATCAATTCGACTAAGTCAGTAGAAGTCAACAGTGCAAAATAAGAGACGAGATCTAATGGAATGTTTGGAATCTTTGGTAAAGTCAAGACTATTCCATTAGGTAATTTGACCGAAACTGTTTTTGAAATGTTCGTTGTAGAAACTATTGCAAATTGAGAATCTCCACATGGAACTTGCTTAATAATTTCCTGAAGAGTTGGAGAATCTATACTAAGTCCTGTAAATTCTAGCAGGTTGCCAGCATCCGATAATAATCTTAATAATAATTCAAGTAAATACGCAATTGCAGCTTTGAGTAAAGGTTTTATGATTGCATTCAATGGAATTACGATGGGCACTGGAAATACTGGACCTAGCGGAATTGGTGCCTGCGGTACATGAGTGGCTGTTAACACAGGAAGTATCATGGTCTTGTATATTGCAACAACATCCGGTAATTCAGGAATTGAAATTGGCGGAAAGGCAGATAGCGCTGAATCGAATAGCGATTTTACTGAGTCTATTCCAATACGGTCAACCGCATCTCCAAACATGCTCTTTAGAGTATCAATTGTTATTCCTTGTAAAAATGCATCTAATAATGCATTAAAAATAGCAATCGCAGCAAGCACTTGAGGAGAAGGTAGGCTAATTGGTTTAGCGGAATCGGTTGCACAGCATGGAGCAGTCGGATCAAATAGTTTAATAGTTGGTGGAGTTAATGCAAGTGAAGATAGTGCAAAAGCTGCTTTGATTCTCTTCTTACGTAATTCATTTGCTTTTGCAATCTCTGCCTTTCTTTCTTCAGATAAATTGGGATCAATGTCTTCATTTGTAGTTTTATCTCCAGTTGCATGAGCCAACGCGTCAGTTGCAAATTTCTTTATTGCTTTTTTAAATTCATCAACGTCTTCTAATTTGTTTAAGTTGAATTCTTTCTTAGGTAGATCAAGTTTATTTGGATCAATTTGTGATGCAAACTTCTTGATTATTGCAATCAAGTTTTTAGATTTTAAATCTGGGATAAGTTCTCCCCTAGCGGCTTTTTCAATTAGCGGCTGTGCCGCAGTTACTGCACCCGGTAATTTAGGGTTAAGTCGAGTGGCATTCTTTGGGATTGAGATTGTGCCTAAATTAATCTTATCGATATAGGTTTCAAAGTCAGAAAGTACACTTTGAATTTTTTCAGTTAATTGTATTGGATCAAGAGATCGAGCCTTATCCTTTGCCGCAAGTCTATCCTTAGGGTCAGTAATATCTTCAGCGCCCACTACACCTTTTTGTCTAATTGATCGGGTTTTTTCCTTTAATCGAGTAACCGCATTTATTTGCATGTCTCCCAAAATCTTGAATTGAGCGTTGAGATCAGCTTTAAATTTAGTAGTGATATTAATAAATTCCTCAGCAGCACCTCCATCTAGAGCCGCGGCAGACGCTTCAAATTTTCCCAAATAATTTTGTAGATAGAATTGTGGATCGATCTCTTTAATTGGAAGGCCATCAGGTGTTTTAATTGATGGTTTTTTACCTTGAGCAAGATCAGCAGCGAATGCTGCTAGCCTAACCGCTTTTGAAGAACCCGCAGCTAACGTAATCGGTATAGTTAAAGAGCCTTTGACTAATTGACCTTTATGAGGATTTGAATTGCTTAGGCCAATTGGATTATCAGATTCACCTGATGTGTCGATTTCAAATCCATACTTGCTTGCGCCTGGTGTAAATACCAATGGAATGTTTGGAGCAAGTAGCATGTACTTATTACCGTCTGGCGAAAAGTAAAACATGTAAACAGACGGTAATGGAATTCCAACAATAAGCGCAGGTAGAGTCAAAAAGGTTACTAGGGTTCCAAGTGAAGATGATAAAGAAAATAAGGCTCTCCATTTTTGAGGCATTGGAATCATGACCACTCCGGCTGGAGTTGGAATGATATTGTTTATTGGATAATATCTAAAGAGAGGAGCAGTTAAATCCGGAATTGGTAACAAGCTAACTGCATTTAGAGAATTTGCAAATTCTTTCCAGTAACACGGGTTATTCATGTCCGGTAGACTTGAGTCCGTGCCAGAAAGAGTTCGAATCATTAATGGGTCAGTTCCTAACTTTTTCTTAGTTTCAGCCTCACAATCCTTTGCTGTTGCTTTAGCCTTAGCCGCATCTTTGAAACATGCAACCGTTGAAATCCTTTTGGCTAAAACGTCAGGATCCATTGAATTTTGAGTTATCAATTCGGCAATCTGATCAATATTAGCTTGAATATCTTTGAGCTTTTGATCAATTTCATCAGCTGCCTTGGTGTAGTATGCAAGCCTTGATGATATGACTTTATCTAGAGAAGAATATGTGAATTCACCAGCTAAGTAAATATTTGAACCTTTAGCTTTATAGGTTAATGGCCGAGCTAATCTAACTTCAGCATCCGTAGTTTGTCTAAAGAAATCGGCCGCTTCAGATTGGCCTAGAGCCTTAAGAGCCTCTACGTTTTTCTCGATTTGCTTTGGAAAAACCGTGTCTCTCTCATTTTTTAATTTAGTAGGTAGAGTCTTTGCGGCATCTTCATAAAATTTAGAGTACTGTTCTTGATTCGCAATGTAAAATGTTGTATCCTCTTCGGTTATTGATTTTGGAGCGTTGGCTACCTCTTTTATTATTGGATCAATTTTGTCTGGATCAACAGTAAGCCCTCTTTCCTCTGGCGTGTACAGATACCTAATTGGATTTGAGAGTTTCTTGTAGAGACCAGCATACCCGCCAGTTTTATTATACAAAGCTCCAGGAATAAATGCATAATCGGTTTCAGTCAGTGAACCTGATTGGAAGGCCACTGATTTGATTGCAGTTCCAACCGTATTAGAGAAAGGAGAAAATTTTAGATATGGGCTTGTTCTAATGTTTATGACCTTTTCAATCTGTTCTGAAGAGCCTTCCGCTTTTATTTGAGGCACATTTATTTTACAGCGGTCTAGGTCAATTAGCCTAACCTCATACGCAAGTGATCTAGCAGAAGTGACTAACTTAGTGATTGGTTGAACTACATCAATATCGTTAAAGATTGGAATTAGTTGACCACTTATCTTCCGGGTTTCACTAAGTGCAGTTGATTTAACAACGCTAGCTAGGCCAAGACTGGGTATTAACTGAATTTTTGTTTTTAGCGCATTTGTGGCAGCGGCCTTTGCCTGTGCTTGAGATTCAGAGGCTGCTATTCTGGCAGAGCGTCTCACTGAATAGGCTTTATAAACAGCCGACTCTGTGAATAAGGTAACACTTCTTGAAATGAAAGATTTAGTTAGTGAATCTAGATTACCGCCTATTATATCAAGAAAAGTTTTGTCATCAAGCTTAGTACACCACGTTAGCAAGGTTACGATTAATTCAACCGCTTCTTCACTATTGACGTAATCATCATATACTTCCTTTTCAAGTCGGCTCAATCGGTTAAATTCATCTTGCCAATACAGGAATTCTGATGTGAATGGGGACAGGGTTGTTATCGTATCATTGAAGAATCTATAACGTTCTCGATAGTGAACTGA